AATTAACACCGGGGAGATTGCAGATAATGCGATCAACGCGGCGAAACTCAATGTATCTGGTAACGGTACAACAGCTCAGTTTCTCCGCTCCGATGGTGATGGTACGTTTAGTTGGGCAACGCCCACAGACACAAACACAACGTACTCAACAGCAACCTCTTCTACGCTCGGCCTAGTCAAGATTGGCTACACGGAGAACGGTAAGAACTACCCGGTTGAGCTGTCAAGTGGACAGATGTTTGTTAATGTGCCGTGGGTCGACACGGATACTGATACAACCTACAGTAATGCAACAACATCTACCGCCGGACTCATGTCGTCAACTGACAAGTCTAAGCTCAATGGTATTGAATCAGGAGCGACCGGGGACCAAACAGCTTCAGAGATCCTCACAGCAATTAAAACCGTCGATGGTTCTGGCTCCGGCCTCGATGCAGATACTCTTGACGGTCAACAAGCAAGTGCGTTTTTAACCTCGTACACTGAAACTGATACTCTTGCTTCAGTCACCGCTCGTGGTGCTACGACAACTAACGCCATATCGACAGGAAGTATAACAACCTCCGGACATATCAATCTACCTAACGACCACTACGTAAATCGTCAATTTCAGATGGACGCAGTGGATAATAACGGCACGGTGTATATATTACTATGTCGCAACACGGGCAATAACGATGTAAATGGTACCTTAACAATGGACCGTACATCAGGACTTCGACACGCCTGTCAAGTTGATATTATTGTATCTGCCGGATCTTCTGCCGCACCTATCGGTTCTTTACGCGCTCACGGCGTAGCTGGAAACGGAGAGCCATCATACCAGCTAGTAACAGTTACGTACTCTTCGGATTCAAACTCTTACGTAGCCTTAAAAATCGTAAACCCAGATAACTATTACGAAACGTCCGGGGCTTATTTTACAGGACGGATTGCTAACAGCGGGTCAAACACACTTACACCCGTCACTAGCTCAGATGTATCTAATGAAAGTGGCTTAACAGTATTGTCCCGCCATTCCGTAGACGGTACTTTTGAGGTTACAGGTAACATCACTGTCTCAGGGACTGTCGATGGACGAGATGTAGCGTCTGACGGTAGCAAGCTAGATGGCATCGAGTCCGGTGCGACAGCAGACCAGACTGCCGCAGAAATTCGTGCTCTTGTGGAAGCCGCTACAGATTCAAATGTGTTTACAGATGCTGACCACTCAAAACTTAATGGCATCTCCTCTGGAGCCGAAGTCAACCAAAATGCGTTTTCCAATGTTGCCGTATCTGGTCAGACCACTGTTGCCGCAGACTCCGAAACGGATACCTTAACGCTTGTTGCAGGCAGTAATGTTACCTTAACAACAAACGCTACTGGCGATTCCATAACAATTGCGTCAACCGACACTAACACAGATACAAACACCACGTACTCGATCAGTGCCGAGACAGCGACGGGAGGAGCAAACCTCCGGTTGACTGATAGCGGTGCGGGCACGGATGACGTTAAGTTTGCCGCCGGGTCTAACGTAAGCATCAGCCGTACCGACGCTAATACCATAACCATCGCCTCGAGCTACACCGATACCAACACAACCTACACAGCAGGCACTGGTCTAACACTAGACGGTACAGAGTTTGATGTTAACGTAAGTGCTACCACTCAAACAACAGCCGCGAACAGTGTTTCTTCTACCGCTTCGCGCACTTACGCTGTTCAAGTCGATGGGTCAGATAACCTCGTTGTTAACGTCCCATGGGTCGATACTGACACCAACACAACCTACACGAATCTCTCTGAGTTTACAAACAATGTTGGGTACCTAACCAGTGTTGCGTTCACAGATATCGCCGGGTCCGCAGTACAAACTTCCGGGGAATCTTTCTCTGACTCTGACACTGTCTTAATGACAGCCGCGGCAATCGAGGATAGGTACCTTAAAACAAGTTCTGTTGTCGTTCCGTTCTTTAAGAGCGACGGTAGCTCCGATACAATTTCCTTGACCGTAGACAGCGAGCTTCCTTTCTTCAAGGCGGACAGTTCTGCGTCCAACATCTCATTAACGACATAGGGTTAAGCAATGGCTAAGTTAGTCAAGTCAATATACACGGGATCAGACGTAACGTCTCTTGGTGAGATCACATCTTCGGACACCATCGAAGACGATTTGATCTTTGCTGACAACACAGCCCTAAAGTTTGGGACAAACTCTGATGCTGTAATTCAGTACGATGAGACGACAGATGACAGGCTCGAGATTACGGGAACAACTGTTTACGTCCAAAAGAATGCGGTTAGTACAGTGACCGCTGAAAACGACGGGTCATTCGATCTTGCTACAGGTAATTATTTTACGTGTACTCCGACCGGAGCAATCGATCTAACATTCACGAACGAAACCGCAGGACAGACAGGGACAATCCTCCTCGTCAATACTACTCCGCAGGTTATAACTGTAGCGGCCGACGTGTTTCTATCAGATGCAGATCTCACGACGATCAACGTAGCCGGGACTTACCTTATGTCCTACTACTGCCCTGACGGAACTAACGTATACTTATCCGCAACCCCAGCCCTCACAGAAGGTTCGTAAGGAGAGTTAAGTGGCGTTCGCAGTCTTCGCATTTGGTGAAGTACCCTATAGCGTAGGTACATCCGGACAAGCGATTGTTGCGACAGCCTCTGCGACAGGCGTAGCAACTACCTCTGGTGTTGCCGTCTCGGTTGCAGAACCAACAGGATCAGTAACAGGAACATCGGTATCTTCTACCTCTGCGGTTGGTGTTGCGAATGTCACATCCTCCGTATCTGGAACATCGACAAGTTCTTCGAGTTCCCAAGCTGTTGCCAACTCAACAACAACGGTAACAGCGAACGCAGTAACTAGCTCCTCAGCGGATGCAGTCGCCAATGTATCGGCAACCGCGACAGGAACCGCGACAGGATCATCTGGATCTGTTGCCATCGCGAATACCTTCGGTACAGCGGCAGGCACAGCGACAGTAGCGGTAGCCAACGTAACACTCGGCCCCGCAGACGTAACTATCAGCGCGGCGGCTACCACATCTGGTTCTGCCGTCGAGATTTCGGTAGGATCAGGCTCCGTATCCGGTGCGGGAACTACTACTGGGGAGGCTATAGAGTTAGCCAACTCGACCGGCACCGTAGTAGGCATTTCGAGTACCTCTGGTACAATTGTTTCGGTAGCCAATCCGACATCGACTGCTATTGGTACAGCTACGACGCAAGGAGCGGCTGTCTCTGTTGCGAATCCTACGGCGACAAGCACGGGTACTACAACAGTAACCGGAGCCGCTGTAGACGTTTCTGAGGGCATTGGTGACACTGTCGTCGGAACTTCGGTAAATACATCGACAGCAGATGCGATTGGGGTTGTAACGGGTAGCGTTACAGGTACCGCAACTTCAAGCTCGACTGCGGACGGTATTGCAAACGTAACGTCTTCTGTTACGGGCACATCGGAGAGTACCTCCGACACTATCGTCCTAGCGTTTGCAACTGCGTCAGCGGTAGGTACCGCCGAAGGATCATCTGGAGCTGTAGCGGTTGCCAACACGTTCGGAACCTCTACAGGCACAGCCACGGTATCAGGGACGATAGTCTCAGTTAAAGTACCTTCTGGATCGTCTTTAGGGGTTGCTACAACACAATCTACTGGAGTTGCCGTAAGGCTTGTCGAGTCGAGTGTTGTCGGGACATCGACGACCACAGGGTCCGGAAAAATAGCTAGCCAGATTTCCGGTACAGCGACAGGCACAGCGACTACTGTTGCATCGGGTTACGTATCCTTCTACTTTAACCCTGAGTTGTACGACCGAGACCGCACAGTATATGTACGAGCGGAAACATCGAGAACTATCAAGGTTACGAGCGCAGAATCCCGCATAGTTTATGTTACGCAAGAAGTTTCACGAGAATTAAAGGTGGCCGCATAAAATGGCATTGAAGTTTCCCGACAAAGACCCCGATGAGATCTTGGACTACACAGTCGATTGGTCTCGTTATTTAGGCGACCTCACGATTGACACAGGCGGTGATGCTGTTGTGTGGAAGATCAAGGATGCGGATGGTGTGTACCAGACAATATCAGGTAGTGACACCGTCAACGGCCTCACAGTCAACAGTACCAATAATACAACGACAACTGCGACGATTGTTTTGGATGCAGGGACAGCGAATACGACGTACACACTTCAGTGCCAAGTCCGCACGAGTATCTCGGATAAAACCAACGCAAAGATCACGACAGCCCGTGAAGTCAACCTACGTGTACGGGAGCGTTCATAATGGCCTATAACTTTCTAGGACTCGTAAATGATGGTGCGTTACGCCTCAACGAGACACAGTTAACATCGAGCAACTTCGATACAGCGAAGGGATTCTACGCAACATTAAAAGAAGCAGTAAACTCTTCTATACGCCACATTAACCAAGCGCACTTCTTTTGGCCGTACAACCACAACAAGGAAGAACTAACCCTAACTCCGGGAGTCTCTCGATACGCTGTTCCGGATAACACTAAGTATGTTGATTTTAGCTCATTCCGTGTGAAGCGGGACACAGATCTCAATGTAGGCGAGGGTCGTCGTCTTGTGCAAATGACTTACATCGAGTATCTAGATAAGTACATCGATCAGGAGTACGAGACAAATACAGCCGTAGGGGGCGTACCCCGAAATGTAGCGAGGACGCCGGACGAGAACTTTGCGATTGTTCCGATGCCAGATAAAGCGTACGAGATTGAGTACGAGTTTTACATGGAGCCGGTGGATCTTGAGTCGTACGATGATGTGCCGACAGTACCCGAAAGATTCCGGCATGTTGTTGTCGACGGCATGATGTACTACGCATACATGTTCCGCGATAATATTGAACTCGCGGGCATGGCTCAGAATAAATTCGAGAATGGTATCAAGAATATGCGTACCCTTCTCATCAATGAGAACGCCTACTTTAGGTCTTTCTAAATGGATAGATGGCAAACATTCCCGCTCGAGTTTAAAGGTGGCCTAATTACAAATATGGCACCTGTACAACAAGGGCTCCAGTTTCCGGGATCTGCGGTAACTCTCCGTAATTTCGAGCCATCGGTTGAGGGTGGTTATCGTCGTATCGAGGGCTATTCCAAATGGGATGACGCTCAGTTAGCCGGTAGCGGTGCAGTTCGTGGGGTTGTCGAGTTTGAGCAATCAGCTATTGCTACTCGTGGAACTCACGTCTATCAATCGGGTGGAGCGGGTTGGACGCAACTTACAGACAACGCAACTTACAGTTCATCCGGTATAAATATTAGTGGATCAGCCCGTACTCGTTTCGCAAAACATCACTTCGGTTCTACTGACGTACTGATTATTACGGATGGCAATGACCTTCCGTATAAGTTTGATGGTACAACCTTTGCACAGATCACAACAGGAACCGGAGACATTGATGGTGCGACAGATGTTATTGAGCACAAGAACCATTTGTTCTTTGCAAAAGCCACAACCCTAACATTTTCAGCACCTTTTAGCGACACAGACTTTACACCCGCCTCTGGTGCCGGTACAATAGAGTTTGATAGAGCGATCACAGACATGATCTCCTTCCGCGAAAACCTCTTTATTTTTACGGAAGGTTCTATCCACCAAATATCCGGGTCAACGATTGCAGATTTTAACGTCGTACCTGTCACCCGTGATATTGGCGCAGTACGTCCTGACACTGCCCAAGAAGTTGGTGGTGATATTATGTTCTTGGGCCCTGATGGTTTACGTCTCCTCAGTGCAACAGACAGGAACAATGACTTTGGACTCGCGGTTGTATCGAAGCTAATACAGCCAACAATGTCTGCGTTTGTCCGGGCGTCTAGCACGTTCTCAAGTGTTGTTATTCGGGGTAAGTCACAATACCGATTGCTCGGCTACAACGAAAGTTATACGGATCGAGCGGCTCGAGGAATTCTCGGCACTCAGTTTGCGGAACAAGGCGGGGAAGGCATGGCGTGGGCGGAACTCCGCGGTATCAACGCCTACGTTGCCTCGAGTAGCTTGAACGATAACACCGAGTACGTTTTGTTCGCAAATGACGACGGCTACGTCTACCAAATGGAGTCGGGCAATAGT